TGGGGAACAGGAATGATCCCCGGGGATGCGATTGTTGATACTTCGTCCCGCATGGGTGTGGCGGACGCTATTGATAGCGTTCTTGTTAAGCATGTGTCTGGCGATAATTCGACGCTGGGTTTCAAATCTTACGACCAAGGCCGTGAGAAGTGGCAGGGCGAGACTTTGGATGTTGTGTGGTTCGATGAAGAGCCGCCGATGGACATCTACATGGAGGGGCTGACCCGCACGAACGCAACTGGCGGGATGGTCTACCTGACGTTTACGCCTCTACTGGGCATGTCTGACGTGGTCCATATGTTTATTCAGGATTGCGGGCTGCTGTGAGCCGTTCAATCGTTCGCATGACGATTGACGACGCAGAGCATTACACACCAGATCAGCGCGCAGCTATTATCGCAAGCTACCCAGAACATGAGCGGGAAGCTCGCGTTCAGGGCATCCCTACGCTTGGCTCCGGTCGAGTGTTCCCGATCAAGGATGAGGACATCGCCATTGACGCGATGTCGATCCCGAAGCATTGGGCGCGGATCAATGGCTTAGATTTCGGCTGGGATCATCCATTCGCGGCGGCGAGCTGCGCATGGGATAAGGATGCCGATGTCTGGTACGTCACGGCAATCTATCGCGAGAGTAAATCGACGCCGGTAATTCATGCCGCTTCGATAAAGCCATGGGGCGACTGGATACCATGTGCATGGCCCCATGATGGATTACAGCACGATAAGGGATCAGGTGATCAGCTTGCGTTGCTTTATAGCGAGCAAGGCCTGAATACCTTGCCAGACCGCGCGACGTTCGAGGACGGCGGCAATGGCGTTGAGGCTGGCGTTATCGAGATGTTGGACCGGATGAAAACGGGCCGCTTCAAGGTCTTTTCGCACCTGAAGGAATGGTTTGAGGAATTTCGTTTGTACCACCGCAAGGACGGCAAGATTGTCAAAGAACGAGACGACCTTCTATCGGCAACCCGATATGCGCTCATGATGAAAAGATACGCCGATCAAGAGCCTACGCTGCGTGACAGATCATCGCCACGCCGACCCTCAGGCTGGATGGGCGCATAATCTAGATGGCTGATTACGACGACGACGAAACCGCCGAAAATGAAACCGGCGGGAGCGAAACTGCGTCTAAAGCTGAGTGGAATGAAATCCACGAAGATGCGCTTGAAGAGTATGAGCGCGATTGGGAGCGTGAGCGCAACAATCAGGATGACGCCTACGAGGATTTGAGATTCCGCCGTGGCCGCCCAGAAGACCAGTGGACGCCTGAAGCACTAAACCAGCGCCTTGGCAGGCCGTGCCATACGATCAATCTGTTGCCGAAGTTCATCCGTCAGGTGACGGGCGACATGCGCAAGATGCGTCCGAGCATCAAAGCGGTGCCGGTTGACAGCAACGGCGATCCTGAGACGGCGGACGTTCTGAGCGGCATGTTCCGCTATATCGAGAACCGCTCCTACGCCAAGCACGTTTACACCACGGCGGCAGATAGTCAGGTTTGCGCTGGCATCGGTCACTGGCAGATTACGACAGAATACGCCAGCTCGACCACGTTCAATCAAGAAATCCGCATCATGGGCATTGAGGACAGCGTGGCTGTTCTCTGGGATGCGGATTCTGTCATGCCGACGCGCGAAGATGCGATGCATTGTTTCGTGCCGATGGATATGACGCTAGACGCGTTCAAGAAGCAGTGGCCGAATGCGAAAGCTGATGGCTTCGATGTCCGCACGTCTGCGGCGTTCACCGATTGGGTGAGCGATAATTATATTCGTCTTGTCACCTATTGGAAGAAAAAGCCGATCAAGCGAACTCTGGCGCTTATGCCGGATGGATCGATTGATGACCTGACAGATCAGGTCAAAGACTTGCCGAAGGATCAGCTTCAGGCAGGTTTTGAATGGTTGGCCCAGAACAAGGGCGCGCGGATCGAGGAACGCGACGGCTACAAGGTTTGCCGGTACTTGATGACTCAGGGCGAAATCCTTGAGGAGTACGAGTGGAAGGGGATGCATATCCCGATCATTCCGGCGGTTGGCGAGGAAGTCAGGATCGGGCGCGAGGTCTATCGGCATGGCATCGTTCGCTATGCCCGCGATCTTCAGCGTATGGTCAATTACTACGCCTCGGCTGAAACCGAGGTTGTTGCGCTCCAGCCCAAGGCACCTTGGATTGTTACCAAGGCTATGGTCGATAAGTATTACGATCAGTGGGAGAACGCCAATACGGATAATCTGCCGTTCCTTGAGTACGACCCTGACCCGAAAGCGCCGGGCCGCGCTCCTGAACGCATTCAGCCTCCGGTAGCATCGCAGGCAATTCAGCTTGGCGGCACCAAAGCTGCTGAAGACATGAAGGCCGTTATTGGTATCTACGATGCCAATCTCGGGGCTAAGTCGAACGAAACATCTGGCGTGGCGATTGCCCGCCGCGATGCGCAGGCTGATACCGGAACGTTCGTGTATCTCGATAATTTCAATATGGCGATCCAGCGCACCGGCCAGATTGTCATGGACCTGATCCCGCACATCTATGATGCGCAGCGGATGATCCAGATCATTGGTGATGACGGTAAGCCCGCGCTGAAGGAGATCAACAAGCCGACCGTTACGGATGGTGTCGAGCGCGTTCAGTACGATGTTACGACCGGCTCTTACGATGTGATGATTGAGCAGGGTCCGGGCTACGCGACCAAGCGTGAGCAGGCAGCCGACGCCATGACGGCGTTTATTCAGGCATTCCCCGCTGCGGCCCCGCTCATTGGTGACATCTACGCCAAGGTGCAGGATTGGCCTCACGCGGACGAGATTGGCGAGCGTCTTGAGCAGGCTTTGCCGCCAGAGATTAAGAACAAGCTGCAAGAGGACCGCGCCAAGGCGTCTCAGGCCCCGGGTGAGCCTCCGCCGCCGCCTACGCCACAGCAGCAGCAAGCCGCTATGGCATCCCAGATGCAGCAGAAGGCCGCTGAGATCGAGCTGGAAGGCAAGGCGCTCGACAACGAAAAGAAGAAGGCCGACATCGCCAAAACGCTGAAGGACGCTGGGCAGACTCCACAGGGCGACCCGGCGGCAGCGCAGCAGGCGCAGGTTGACGCTCACTTGCAGGCACTCGACGTTGCGGCCAAGGAAGATGAGCTTAACACCAAGCGCGAACTTAACCGGCTGACAATTCAGATCAAGCAGGCCGAGTTGGAGAAGGCTCGCATTGGTCTAACAGCGACCGGCGAGAAACACACTTTGGACGTTGTGAAGGGTATGCAGAACCTTTCCCATGCCGCTGACAATCATGAAGCGGGCATGACTTCGCAAGTGCAGGGCTTCATGCACGGTCAGGAGAAGCACCGCGCTTCCATGGAACAGATGACAGCGCAGCCTGACGAGGCAAGCGCATAGAGTTTTCGTGTGATGCAGGCAGCATAAGGCCGCCAGCGCCGCGATTGTAACCGCCTCCGGGCGGTTTTTTATTGGGTTAAACCAAAATGGCAGACGACACCGAAGTGCAGGCGGAAGCGCCAGCAGACGGCGGATTTATCGATCTCGATAAGGTCGAACAGGAAGAACCTGAAAAAGCAGAAGGCGAAAAGCCGGAAGCTGAAGAAGGCGACGACAAGGCCAAATCTGAAGCTGCTGAAGCGGACGACGCTGACGCAGGCGAAGGTGAGGACGAAGGCAAGCCGCGCAAGCGGTCTGGCCTACAACGGCTGAAGGCGCGCAACTCGCACCTGATGCAGGAACTATCGGTTCGCGAGCGTGAGCTGGAACAGTTGCGCAGTCGCACGGCGACAGCCAGCGATCCGGCTGACAAGGAACCACAGGAGGCCGATTTCAACGGTGACTTCTTCGCATTCGAGCGGGCCAAGACGGCCTATGAGGTGCGCAAGGTCATCCGTGAGGAAAACCGGCAGAACAACCTCCGCAGTATCGATCAGGAGCGCGGCAACGTGCTTCGCGAGCGATTGGAGGCCCACCAGGAGCGCATCGAGGCCGCGAAGGAGTTCTTCACGGACTACGATCAAGTGTTGGCGAGTGCTCCCGCCATTAACCGGGAAGTTGGCGAGGAAATCCTTTCCTCCGACAAGAGCGAGTTGATTGCATATCACCTCGCCAAGCATCCCGAGAAAATTCATGCGCTGAACCAGATGACCGGAAGGGAGCTAGCCCGAGAGATGGGCAGGCTTGAAGGCATCGTTCGAGCGCCATCCGCAAAGAAACAAACATCAGCTCCGCCTCCGCCGTCTTCCGTTAAAGGCAGCTCTGCGACGCCGCGCAACCCCGATAGTGATCTGTCGGCGTGGCTCAAGAAAACCTATGGCTGACGGAGCTTATCCCAAAGGGATTTAAGCTATGAGCAATACGACTCTTACCGCTTCCATCGTGGCGAAAGCCTCGCTGGCGATTCTCGAAAACGAACTTGTCATGGCGAATGCCGTTTATCGCGGCTACGAAGGCGAATTTGACAAGAAGATCAACGGCTATGAGGTTGGTGATACGATCACCATCCGCAAGCCGACCGACTTCACGGTTCGTAACACCATCACCGCATCCGCGCAGGACGTGGTGGAAGCCAAGACCACGATTCAGGTCAACAAGATTGCCGGTGTGGACTTTGCGTTCACCTCCCAGCAGTTGACCCAGAACATCGGTGAAATCTCCGAGCGCGTTATCCGCCCGGCGATGATCCAGATCGCCAACCAGATCGACGTTGACGTGATGGGCCTCTACAAGGATGTTCCTCAGTGGGTTGGCACGCCCGGTACGAACATCAGCACGTTTGCTGGTTTTGCCAAGGGCCCGACCGATCTGGACCTGCGCTCTGTTCCGCAGGATTCGCGGACTGCCGTTCTTTCGCCTGCTGACTATTGGGCGATGGCTGGCGGCCAGACGGCGCTCTACCTCCAGAACGTCGCTGGTAAGGCTTACCGCAAGGGCCGCATTGGCGAAGTGGGTGGCGTTGACACCTACATGTCGCAGAACGTCCCGACGTTCACGACTGGCCCGATGGGTGGCACTCCGTTGGTTAACGGTGCGTCGCAGAACACCACCTATGACACGACTGGTGCGAATACCCAGTCGCTCATTACGGACGGCTGGACTGCTGCTGCGGCTGCCCGCGTCAAGAAGGGCGACGTGTTCACGCTTGCTGGCGTGTACGATGTCAACCCGGTTACGAAGGCGACTCTTGCCAAACTGAAGCAGTTTGTTGTGACTGCGGACGGCTCGTCGGATGGTTCGGGTAATCTCACCCTGACCATTGCTCCGCAGATCATCACGTCTGGTGCGTTCCAGACCGTATCTGCGGCTCCTGCAGACAACGCGGCGCTGACCTTCGTTGGCACGGCGAACACTGGCTACATCAACAACCTGATGTTCCACAAGAACGCCTTTGCGCTCTGCACTGTGCCGATGGTTCGCCCGCCTGGCGCTGTTGATTGCTCGCGTCAGAGCAAGAACGGCCTGTCGGTGCGCGTCATCCCGTTCTATGACGGCACGAATGACAAATCGACGTGGCGTCTGGACGTTCTGTATGGCGTCAAGACCATCGATCCGCGCCTTGCGGTTCGTGTCAGCGGTACCTGATGAAAATGGGGGGTGGGCTTCGGTCCACCCCTTTCTCTTTTGAGGGCCGCTTATGTCAAAGACAGCCGATAACCTCGTCTATGAGGTTGCCAGCATTCTCGGGAAAGCCGTTGCTGGCGAATCTCTGGGTGCTGTCGAGTACGAGACGATTGACGGCAGCATTGATCCGGTTTTGGCTGAAGTTGAAACCATCGCCTACATCGGTGATAGGGACGACATTCCAGACAAATATTTTCAGACCATTGCGCGCCTCGTAGCGGTCCATGCGGCTGCCAAGTTTGCAAATGCGCCGGTCGATCTATCGGCGGTTCGCGATCATGAAAGCCGATTGCAGTATCTGGCGGCTGGTGGGCGCTCGCGTAGAACCTTGCGCGTTGATGCTGGCGTTCTTCAGGACAGAACGCGCCGCTGGAATTGGCATCAGTGACTGATCTTCCTTTCCCGCTCCTGTCTGCACCGGGTAGGCATCCGCAGGCATCGGGCGGGCGGCTCATCAACACGTATGTCGAGAAACTATCCCCGACTGCTGGCAAGCCATATTCATACCCGCGCGTTCCTGGCTTGAAGGGCTTTGCGACCACTGACGGCACGAATTTCCGTGGCGGGATGCAGGTTGGCTCGCTGGTCTACTTCGTTGTCGATAGCACCTGCTATCAGGTCGATGCGAACGGAGGCGCTGCAACTGCACTAACCGGGACTGTACCGGGGACTGTGCCGGTTATTATTTCACGCGATAACGCGGCCACTCCGAATGTCGTGATTGTCTCGCCTGGTGATGGCGCGGTGCTGATCGATGGCACTGACGTTATCGACTACCCAGACTCGGACGTCGGCCAGCCAAACAGCGTTACCTATCTCAAGGGTGTATTCGTCTTTACCTATGGCGACGGCAAGACGCGCAACAGCGATGTCAACTCGACCTCAATCAATACATTAAGCGTTGCCACGGCTGAAAGTAAGCCTGACACGCTCTATCGCGGTATTCCACTCGGCAATGGTCAGCTTCTGCTCGTCGGGTCTTCCTCGATGGAAGTCTGGGGCGGCCAGAACGATACGGGCTATTTCTTCTAATACATCGCAACCATAAATCGCGGAATTGTCGGCCCGTATGCCATTGGCGGGCATGAGGATGGGTTTGGCAAGGGCATCTTCTTCGTGGGTGATGACTTCAAGGTCTACACGCTCAACGGCTATACGCCGCAGGCTATATCAACAACTGACGTTGATCTTGCCATCGAGCGCGAGCCAGACAAGACGCTGATCCGTGTTGGTGGCTTTATCGCTAACGGGCATGGCTTTGTGACTGTGCAGGCACCGACGTGGTGTTGGTGCTACGAGACAGACCTTGGCACATGGCATGAGCGCAAGAGCCATCTGGTTGAATACTGGCGCGGCATGTTCCCGTTCAAGGCATTCGATAAGTGGCTGTGCGGTGATAGCAAGTCCGGCAATCTGCTTCAGATCGACGGGCAGGCACAGGACGAACTAGGCGATGCATTACGACAGCGGATTGAGACTGGCCCGCTAGGAGCATTCCCGCAGGCTGTGCGCATCAATGAGCTGAATCTATATCTGACAAAGGGCGTCGGTCTCGCTGACGGGAGCGATCCGGTACAGACCGATCCCGATGTAGAGGTTTCAATCTCGCGAGACGGCGGCCAAACGTGGAGCAATCCGCGTGTAATCAAGCTTGGTAGGCAGTCTCTCACATCTGGCCGCAAGCGGGCTTCGATCTGGGGCCAGGCTGACGTGCAGGGCGTTCGCTGGCGGTTCGATATGTCCAGTAACGTACCGTTCAGCTTCTTGGGAGCCGATATGGCGGCGGAGCCTTTGCGGTGACTGCTGCACCATCGATCCCGGAAATGCCGGGACAGACTGTCGGCGTTGATTTTGGGCAGTCACAAGTTAACCCTGCTTGGTATGGATACTTTGCCGGGCTGAAGAAGCTCTACGACTATGTGAAGCTGTTGCAGCCGCTATCCGACCTTCCGGCGCATGACGACACTAAGTCCGACGTGTTGCGAGCGGTCAATGACCAAACTGGAACGTCATACACGTTTGTTCTTTCCGACAGCGGGAAGTGGTTCAGATTCACTAACTCAAGTGCGGTCACGGTAACGATCCCGCCTCACTCCTCGGTTGCATTCGAGGCTGGTACACAGTTTGACGGCATAGCAGGAGGCTCTGGCGCGGTATCGTTCGCTGCCGGGTCAGGGGTCACGATCAATTCGTTTTTGAGCAACAAGAAGCTAGCAGGCCAATACGCCGGTTTCACGCTTGTTCAAAGCAACACGATTGATACGTGGGATTTGGTCGGAAACCTCATCGCATGAGCCGACTGGGGGCTGGGATACTTGCGGGAGGCGGCGTCCCTGGAAACGACTCATTCACAAAAATTCTGCTTCACATGGATGGAGCTAACGGCGGCACATCGTTCCCCGATGTGAATGCTTCTGCAACGGGTGCAACTTGGACGCCAACCGGCTCATGCACAACAACGACTTCTGCATTTAAGTTCGGAACCGCAAGCTATCAGGGCGCGGCCAGTTCTTACATTAGATCGAACGTTGGATCGCCGTACAATCCAGGGTCCGGTGATTTCAGCGTTGATTTCTGGCTTAAGAGTACAAACTCTGGAACGCAGAACATCATAGCGCTTGAGGGGACTAACAACGGTCCGGGCGGCGCTTCGACTGGCTGGAATATCTTCCAGAGTGGAGGATTTCTGCGGTTCGGCTGCATTAGCTCTGGTGTCGTTGGTTCTACTGCTCTCGCCAGTTCGTCCGGTTTGTTTGATGGCAACTGGCATCACATCGAGTGCACTCGATCTGGAAACACATTGATCCTGTTCTTTGATGGAACTTCGGTGAATACGGCCTCCTTCTCGTCGGCGGTCGCGTTCGGGACATTCTCCGTAACTGTCGGCGGCTCCATTAACGGCGGTGCGACTCCGCAGTTCAACGGCAACCTCGATGAGGTCCGTTACAGCGTCGGCATTGCCAGACACGCAGCAAACTTCACGCCCCCGACCGGGCCTTATAACTAAACACTAGGACACATCAATGGCATCATTTCTCGACACCCTCTTTGGGGGCGGCGCTGAAAAAGACGCGGCCAATGCTAACCGCTCGCTTCTGTCCGACTACCTCAACAAGGGCACGTCCGCGCTCGATAGCGGACTGACAAGCTCAACGGGTTATCTCAACTCCGCCGGTACGACGCTTTCCGATCTTCAGAAGAAATACGGCGCTGGCACTGACCTGTACCTGAACGCGCTTGGCGTGAATGGCGCTGACGCTGCAAAGACGGCGCAGCAATCCTTTACGAACAATCCAGGTAACGAGGCAGCGATCAATGCGGGCCTTGATGCGATCAACCGCCGCCGCGCGGCTGGCGGGATGCTGGATTCAGGCAACGCCGATCTCGATGCGCTTAACTTCGCGCAGAACAACCAGAACCAGCAATACAACACATGGCTGTCTAACCTTGGCGGTCTTGTCTCGCCTGAAACGCAGGCGGCAACCGGCGTTGCAAACAACGACACGAATCTGGCGAATCTCTACCAGACAGACGCGACGAACCGTATCGGCCTCTATGGCAACTATGCGAGCGGGAATATCGGCGCGAACAACATGCAGGCTGCCGGTGAATCTGCTGGCGCGAAGAACCTGCTTGGCGGTGCGCTGTCGCTGGCTGGCCTTGGCCTTAAGGCGTCAGGCATCGGCGGCTTTGGTTCGGCATTGAAGGTTTAACGCAATGGCAGTAGCGCCTCTCCAGCTTCCCGGTTACGCGGCTCCGCAAACGGTCGATTGGACCTCACTAGACCAGCTCGGTAATATTCTCCAGTCGAACCGGACGAACAGCAACCGCCAGCAGGCGCTATCGCTCGCGAATTTGGGGCAAATGGCAGGAGGGACACCGGACTACGGAAAATCAGTGAGCGCCCTTATCGGCGCTGGCGATCTTGATGGCGCTGCAAAGATTGCGGCTATTCAGAAAGCAGTTGCCCCGGAAAGCTCCGCTGATTTGCAGGCGTACAAGGTTGCGAAGGGGCAGGGCTTTCAAGGCGGAATCCTCGATTTCCTGAAAGACAAGGCTGCGGCTGGCGCGACGAGAGTTAATAACAGCACGGTCGTTCAGTCCGGCGAGAAGGCATACGATACTGCTGTCGGCAAAGATTATGCTGACGTGTTCACCACGGCTCAGAAGGCCGCGCGCGACTCTGTTGGGGCCATCAACAATCTCAACCTGATGGAGAACCTGACCAAGAATCCGAACTTCTATTCGGGCGCTGGCGGCAATCTTGTGACGCAGGCCAAGAAGGTTGCGGCGTCGCTCGGCATCGCTGACGCTAACAGCGCGGCTCCGAATGAGCTATTCCAGAAGATCGGCAACAAGGCCGTTCTCGACGCTGCTGGCGGATCGCTCGGTACCGGCTTCTCAAACGCCGACCGTGACTTTCTCAGCGGGACCGTGCCGAACATCGGCAATACGCCTGAAGGCAACCGGCAGATTATTCAGATCGCCCGCACGGTTGAGCAGCGGAAGCAGCAGGTGGCCAAATTCGCTCGCGATTACGCGAAACAGCATAGCGGGCGCATTGACGCCGGGTTCGATCAGGCATTGCAGCAATGGTCCGATGCTCATCCGGCCTTCCAGCAGCCGCAGGGCGGCTCTCAGCCATCGCAAGCACCGCAGCAGCCCCAAGCGGCTCCGCAGCCGCAGTCGCAACCGCGTCAGGCCCCTGACGGCAAGTTCTACGTTCCCGATCCAAATCGCCCCGGCAAATATCTTCAGGTGATCCAGTAATGCCGTCATACCAGCCGGTTGACTTCGACCCGTTCGAGGGCGGACAGCAGGCAGTTTCCAGCGGTGTGCAGACCATACCCGGCCAGAATGGTGCGCCTACGCGCGTTATTATGGACATGGGGTCGCAGCCCAAGCTTGTGCCGGTCGATCATGACCCGTTTGCGCAGGATGGTGTCGTATCGGATGTGGTGAAATCCGGCGCTTCCGGTGTTGTGAAGGGCACGGCTGGCCTCCTGGGAGCGCCAGCAGACCTTTCCGAACTCGGTGCGCAGGGTATCGACTATCTCACCCGCAAGGTTGGCGAGAAGCTTGGGATCGATGTCAGGAAGCGCGAACCGCAGAAGGTCAATTATGGTTCTGAAGATGTCCTGAACGCGATCAAGAGCGTTGTTGGCGATCTTCATACGCCGCAGACCAAGGCGGGAGAATTTGCGCAAACGATTGGTGAGTTCGCCCCCGGCGCGTTGATGGGCGGAGGCGGGCTTGCCGCTCGCGCTGCTCAGGTTGTTGTCCCGGCGGTCGCCAGCGAGACTGCGGGGCAGGTTACGAAGGGAACGGCGGCAGAACCATATGCGCGGTTCGGCGGTGCGATCCTTGGCGGCGGACTGACGGCGCTTGCATCGCGACCAGGGACAGCCGCAAGGGCGTTGAGTAGCCAATTGCCGGAAGGCGTGACGCCTCAAATGGTCGATCAGGCGCAAGCCCTCATCAGCACCGCCAAACAGCAGGGCATTGATCTGGCGTGGCCGGAAGCCCTGAGCAAGGTGGCTGGGCGTCCTGTTCTCACCAATGCTATGCGCCACTTGGAGGCCTCCCCGCAGACTGAAGCAAAGATGGCTTCATTCTTCGGCCAGCGTCCTCAGCAGATTGAGAACGCCGCGCGTGGTAATTTCAATGAAATAGCTCCGATTAATTCAGCTCCATCCACCATTGGCCCGGCTGTTGGTACGGTGGCTGAGAGCGCGGTTAATGACGTTCGCGGCCTCATCAACAAAGCGGCGGACCCATTCTATGATCGAGCGTCAACGGTTCTGTTGGGGCCACAGGAAATGGCGCAGGTCCGCGCATTACCGGGCTTCAAAGAGGCGCGGGATGCAGTACGCAAAGACCCGCAGCTTAACCGCTATGTGTCTCATCTGCCTGATAACAGCGTCGGCTTTCTCAATGAGGTGAAGAAGGAGCTCGATCGCAGCTCCAAGAATGCTGTTGGTCCGCTCAATGCGCAGCCGAACATGCAGCGCTCGGCGGGTCTTGGCAACGACGCCACTTCTGTCAAGAACGCTGGCATCAACGCTTCTGGTGATTACGAGATCGCGCTTGGCATCGAACAGCAGGCTAGGGAAAAGTATCTCAAGCCGTTGCTTGATGGGCCTCTTGGGAAGATCGCAAAGAAGGATACGGCGACTCAAGACGCTATCAACGCGCTATTCCCAAAGAACCCGCTTCCGAACAGCGAGCATGAGATTGCTACCGCCGTTTCTGCTCTTTCGAAGCGCAATCCATCAGTGGCTCGCGATCTTGTCCGCGCTCATGTCGAGAGCGTGTTTAATCAGAGCGCGAAGGATTTGCAGAGCGGCGCAAATCAGGCTGGCGGCGCGAAGTTCAGGGTACAGCTTATCGGCAATGCGCAGCAGCGGCTAAATCTTCGTGAGGCCGTCGAGGCTTTGCCGAATGGTCAAGACAAGTGGAGCGGCTTTAACAAATTTCTGGATATTCTAGAGGCGACAGGAACGCGACAGAATGTCGGTTCTCGCACGGCTTACAACACTGAATTGTTGAAACAACAGGCGATGGGCGGCGTTGTTGGCGATGCTGTCAAGACGGGAGCGAACCCGGCTCGCTTTGGTCAGAAGTTCATCGATAGATACGAACAGTACAAGCTTGGAAAGAATCTAGGGCAGCTTGCGGATATCCTGACGAATCCGCGTTCCGCTGATTTGCTTCGGACCATTGCCAAAAATCCGTCTGATTCCAGTAAGGCGCTTGGGGCGGTTTATCGGCTGCTCAACTTCTACAATTCCTCGGGTGGCTCGCCAGTCCAGAAACCGAACCAGCAAGCCGGTCGCTAGGAACGCAAAGAACATCGAAACGATACCTGGCGCGAGGCCCAAGTGCTTCACGTCCGCCCATGTGCTGATCCAGTAAAACGTCAGCATCGCGATCACGGCTTGGAAAACAAGCCAACGAATTTGAAACATTAACACCGATCCCAAGCCGCCCCATCCGGGCGGCTTTTTCTTTGAGGACTATAGATGGCCGGTACCTTAAGCATTTTCGGGACTCAGCAGTTTAAGCCCTCGGGGGCTTATGCTGTCCCGATTAGTGGCGGCAAATTATATACGCTGGCAGCCGGAGAAACCAATACCCCGCAGACAGTATATCAGGACGTGGGCCTGACAATTGCCCATCCTAATCCTATCACATTGGATGAAAGCGGTTTTGTCCCCCCTGCCTATGTTGCTGATGGGTATCTGAAATATCGCTTAACTGACGCGGATGGCGTGACCATCCGGGAATACGACAACCAAATGGTTGTCGGCCCTTCGTCAGGGTCTGGCGTGGGTGGCGGGGGCGGCGTCGATCCGACAACGGTTTTCGCAACCGGATATTCGATGTGGCAGCCATTCTCAGGCTCACTCACGGGGTGGGTACGAGAGAATGGAAGAACTATCGGCTCCGCTACGTCCGGCGCAACCGAGAGGGCGAACCCAGACTGCGAACCACTGTTTTCCTTCATCTGGAATAATTACTCGGACACGTTGTGCCCGGTTTCGACTGGTCGCGGTGTTAGTGCATCTGCTGACTGGTCTGCCAACAAGACAATCCAGCTTCTCGATTTCCGCAACTGCGCCCCTGCCGGTCTTGATGACATGGGCAATTCGGCGGCTGGTGGGTTTGCCAATGTACCTGTCGTTACCGGCGGTGTGACGACTGCCGGATCGGTCATTGGCGAAAGCCTGCACACCCTGACTGAAGGGGAATTGGCACAACATGACCACACCGTGTTCCCGCACGATCCTCAGCACGATCATGACCAATTAGGAACGGCGCAAGGCAGCGGCATGGGCGGCCCCGGCGGCCTGCCATATACCTTCCCGCAGTCGGCAAAGACCAGCAAATCATCGACCGGCATCACGCTCTGGAGCGATGGAGACGGCACCGGCACTCAAAACAAGGTCGGCAAGTCTGGAAGCAACACGGCCCACAACAACGTTCAAAAGACGGTGTTGGGCACCTTCTATCGTAAGCTGTAGGGCGCTGACATGTTCACTGGACAAATCGCAGTAGTCTCTAACCGCGAAGATTTTGAAATCATGTACGAGGCAGTAGACGACGATACGAATGATTCAATTGATCTGACTTCAGCGTCAGTCGATTTCGAAATTCGTGAAAACGGCTGTATCAGAATTGTTGCCTCCACTGAAAACGGCAAGATTACTCTCGTAGAGCCAAGCGTATTCCGCGTGTTCATCGGAAAAGATGAGATGAAATGTCTTTGCAGCGGTTCCTATGAAGTCGGAGCTACTGTTGAAAATGATGACATCACTAGAAGTTTAATCATTGGCACAATCAATGTCCTCGACGGAGTTGTTCAATAATGGGCGCGCTAAAGCTTCGTCAGAAGGTAAATTTCCCCGCCACTGTTACCGCAGAAGGTGGGCTTGGCATCGATAAGGTTAGCGGGCGATGGACCATTTCCCCGAAATGGGATGATCTATCCCTAATTACAAGTTTGCCATCTCCGGCGACAAAGGAAGTATGGGCTAGAGACCCTTCCACGAGTTCTTATTATCGCATCTCAGTGCAGGCGTTCATTGATAGCCTCCCGCAAGGGCCATCTGGCGCACTGTCTGTAGGCACCACAACTACGCTCCCAGCCGGTTCTAGTGCTACGGTCACAAACAGCGGCACCTCGACGAACGCAGTATTGAACTTCGGACTTCCTGCGGGCGCCGATGGCTTGACTGTCAGGAATGGAAGTGGAGCGCCTTCGTCCGGTCTTGGCAATGATGGAGATTTTTATATCGATACTGCCGCGTCCAAGATTTATGGACCGAAAACATCGGGCGCGTGGGGAAGTGGAACAAGCCTGATTGGCCCACAGGGACCGACTGGCGTTCAGGGTACACCTACTACTGGGCATCAAGTCTCTTGGTACAATTCGACAACCATCCAAGACAATGGGGCTATGCCTGCTTCTGGCATGGTAAAATCTGACGGGACTAAACTTGTCGCCGCGACCGCAGGAACTGACTTCGTTGCCGCAACATCTGGCTCAAACATTCAGAAGGCAAACGGGTCCGGCGGACTAACGGCTGCTACGGCTGGCACTGACTACCAAGCGCCGATTGGCACAATCTCAGGCGTTGCCAAGGGCAATGGTGCCAATGCGCTAACGGCGGCGACTGCTGGGACGGACTACGTTGCGCCCGGCACCGCGACTGCATTTACGAAACAGCAGAGCTTTACGCTTGCAATACTCACCGACGGTGCGACGATCAATTGGGATGTGTCTGGTGCGCAGAAGGCCAAGGTAACCTTGGGCGGAAACCGCACAATGGCAGCGGTTACAAATGCTGTAGAGGGTACAACCTATCTTCTTTGGGTAATTCAGGACGCTACTGGATCGCGCACCCTGACGTGGACAACGACAGGTGCAGGGTCTTTTGACTTCGGCACAGGCGGCACTCCGACTCTGACGACGACTGCGAGCAAAGCGGACTTACTGGCGTTCGAAGCAATCTCGATTGGTGGTACGCTGAAGCTGCGATACTCCGGAATTCGCCTAGGATTTGCATAATGTCGATAATTTCTCCTGTCGCGCTGCCATATGTTGCAGGAGCTACAACCTCAGAGAGTACGTCCGGTCTTTCTGGGTCGCTTGGTATTGGCGGTCTTACGATGTTCAATCGAAACATCATCATACCGAACAATTCCGTAGTTTATTCTGTTGGCCTATATTGCTCAGCATCCAAAGGTACGGGTCAAAAAATTAAGATAGGACAGAGAACCGGTGCGGGGATTTTTACAATCGTTCTGGATATGCCGGTGACGCATCCGGGAGGATCGGTATTTGTCGATTATGTGCTTCCATCACCCCTGCCAATTCCAAGCTCAGGAAATTTCTACGTCGGATCGTATTATGTCAGCAATGACGTCTGCACAGGAAGCGGCCCAGCTCGATCTTACATTTCCGGAGACCAAACAGGCTCCAGCATTTCTGGCTTTACGGAAGATGCTACCAATGCGCCAGTTGTTCGGTTTACGCTTGGCGTGTGAACAGATTTGTCTAAAGTGATAGGTATTCTTGACATTCCTTCTGCGTGAGGCCGGTTGGAAAGAAAGTGTCGGTGTGGCCGCCGTTGTGCGTATGCACAGATGATCCAGTCTCGGCGCACGACCGAATTTGCTCTATCCAGTTCAGTGGGTCATGTCTGTATGCGAAGTAGCCATGCGATAGAGTTATTCTTAGGGCAAGAGCCAGCAAGACGACACTTGCCACAACGATGTATTTGCTTTTGGTGCTAGCAGCCGCCTCGATTAAAGTCCATGCAATCATGATGTATGGGTAGAAAAAGTAACGCGCACCAGCATTCATTGGATTTCCTATCTCTGGCGGGCAGCGAAGGATGGACATGCTCGTTAGTGCGGCGAACAGAAAACCAGAAAACAAGATTGCGTAGTTGCTGTTCCTGATCGCATTGAGGAAAAGAACCGCTAGGAACGCCATAAAGAACGCTCCAATTACGGCGTGCGCGGCGACGTATCCAGAACCGACAATTCTAGATGTGAAAAATAGCGAAAAGTATTTTTGTAAGATGTAAGGGATCGAGCTTATCCCCGGGACAGTCATGTTGTTCGATACATCAGCCGACCGCGAGATAATTTCGATAGTCTGCGTTGCGGCCAGCGCGCCTGCGACGAGTAAGAAACCTAGGTCGTGCCGTGTTCTGTTTTTCAGGTAGCGAAAAAGATAGATCGGAGCAGCGGCCACAATCATAGGCCCGGATAACCCTCCTATGATCGTATAGGCGCAGCGCTTGCCAAGATTGCTGTCGTTCATCTGCCAGAGCGCCGGAATCAGACAGAACAGTCCGCCGATCCAGAATGAATATAGCGAAGTACCTAAAGTTTCTGGACCGCAAGGTACGAGAAAAATAGCCAGAAGCGCAGCAGCCGGGGCAGCGAACAAAAGATCGCTACTTAAAAACGCTAAGCAAAAGGCCGCTGTGAAAACCAGCGTCAATGCGTAGCTTACTGCTCCGTAGTTCGCAGCATTTATCGATAGCGA